TTTCTGCATATGGACCTACTACCATGGCTGGTAATTTATGCATCTCCCCTTTTGGGTCCACACCATGTTCTAATCCTTTTGAATATAATTCATTTTCTAGTTTCCTTTCTCCTAGGTAATCTTTAGAGAGATCGTTTAAACTATAATGTTTTCCTCGAGATGTACGATTCTCGTCAATGAGAGGGGCTGCAATCATTGTATCAATTATACGTCCTTTAACTTCTAGACCCCAACGACGTAACCATCCGACATCATACGAAGCGTTGTGAAAAATTTTATCTGCATCACAAGATAATAAAGGCTCTAGACTTTTCTTTAAAAATGTTTCATCGAAGTTTCCTCCCCCTTCATGTGCCACGGGAAAATATCCTTTCCATCCGTCAACTGCCAAAGCGACTCCCACAACTTTACCTTGATTACGAGCCCACCCCGGTCCTTTCTCCTTAAGTCCAGGATCATAGGTCTCCAGATCAATAGCTATTTCATCTGCATTGGTGAGATCGGGTAATCTTTCCGGTGGAAGCCATTCGTTATTTTCCATATTTTTTCTCCAATAAAAGTTCAGCGTAGTGAATTACTTTTTTTATATCTTCTTCTCCGCCTTTTTTATTGTGCCGAGTGATGTACTTAACGATGTTTCCTTCACACCAGCCTAAGCCATTATCTACGATATAATCAATAGGTTGAATGGGACAATCCTTGTAATGGGAACCCATTACTTGTTTATCTTTGGCGCTTTTGATGCTCATAACGTATTTCTCCAAATTCTACTTCTGTTTCTGGTGCAACGACATAGAGCTCTTGTTTCGCTCGTGTCATCCCGGTATAAAAAACCTTTCTTGTTTCTTCCGCATTTTTATAATACGCATCTAACCCCTTTCTCGATATGTCGGTTAATAACATAACTTTATCAGCTTCGCCACCCTTAGCTCCGTGAATAGTGGAAGCTGTAATTCTTGGAGGTTTTCTGAGATTTTCCTTCTTTTTTAATAGGGATTTAATTGATCTTTTTTCTCTTTCTTTAATTCGATCCAGGGCCGCGTCCCACGGTGTTCCCTTCTCGATAAGTAAGCCGTGCTGTCCTTTTAATTTATCGAACGTAAAAGTTTCGTTTTCAGTCGCCCCTGACATCTTCTTTGCTCCCCATTTTAGTCCTGTCTTGGAACTAATGTAATTGTAAATCAATTTAACGTTCTCAAGGGTGATGGCATTTCCATCCAATAAATTTTCCCACGTAAACATGGCGTCCAGAACCTGCTCTGAGACGGAGAAAAATCCTTTTCTACTGAAAAAAATTCCTCGGTGTTTCATGTCCGAACAAATCTTGTCAAGTTGATATCCCGTGGGCGCGAGAAGCAGCCAATTTCCCTCATTGAACAAGGAGAGATCCTTGTAGTTGGGAAAGGAAATGAGTCCCTTTTCCTTTCGAGGATACCAGATCTTGGGTTCACGGTTCTTGTTTCGGTTTATAAGTGATGTTGCGTAGGGATGAATGGAGGAGGGAATGCGGTACGATTGTTTTAACACACTCTTTGTGTTTCCTGGTTTATTTGCCCGTTTTAACAGTTCATTAACATCAGCTCCCGTCCATCCAAAGATGGCTTGATCATCATCAGCCGCTATATAAACTTTTTCGGAACGAAGAATAAGCTTGTCCACCAATTCCCATTGAAGGGGACTGAGATCCTGCGCTTCATCAATGATAAGGACTTTAAAGAAAGGGATTTTTTCCTCCTCTAAAATTAAACCTTTGAGCATGTCNGTAAAATCAAAAAGATTACGAGATGACTTGAAAGCTGTAAATCCTCTATCCAATTTATCCAATTTTTTCCATCCTCCTTCGAGATGTCCATGTTGCCTGAACTCTTCATACAGCGAAGTTTTTTTAATTCTATAGCGGTCAATGAGGGATAAGTGATCATCATCGTGCAGGGTTGCGCCAAACTCCTCTAGTCTGGAACCAGGATTATTAACCTTGATTCCTATAAGATTGGAAAAATCCTCATAGTCCTTGTCCTGCATGATGGAAGTACGATCCAGATGCAAACAAAAACGAGCAAGGGCGTGGAGAGTCTTAAAATAAGGAAACTCCTTATGATTTCGATTAAATTTTTTAACAGCCCTCTTGATGGCTTCCTTGGCGGCTCTCTTCGTAAAGGAAAAATAGCCTATCTGATTGGGAGATGTACCTTGTGACAGCTCATCTCTTACAATGTCAATAAGCGTTGTTGTCTTGCCGGTTCCTGGAGGACCAAAAATAAACTCAGCCATAATAAGCCTCTAATCGTTTTTTCCATTTCTCCGAATACATAGGAAACATGTTGGGTGTTAAATGAAATTGCTGAAAATATCCGTCACGGCTGCACATTAAAATGTAGCCTTGGCTAAGATTTGTTCCAAAGGTATAATTATGCGCCATGGCGTAAGCCGTTAACTGAAGGTAATAATCCTCAATCCATTCTTCACGCTTGGGTTTGTTGGTTTGTTTAAAATCAATGATGGCTGGTTGGCCGTCAAATATTCCCACTGCATCCGTTGTTCCCGCATAATTTTCTCCTGCCAGGTGAACTTCGCATCCCCATATTTCATCAATATTAAAAAACGCTCGGCCAATAATAATGTTTGCCATTTTTCTTGCACGCTTCCCAGAGAAGTGTCATCAAAATATTTAAGATCCCCGTTGTTTAAAATGTATTTTTCTAAACATTTATGAAGAGCCGTTCCCAGAGCTCCGGCGTCATCGCGTATCTGGTCAGCTTTCTTTTTGCCTACACGTTCTTGCCACTTTTGTAAGGACTGAGTTTTTTCCTCAGGTTGAGTTGCCTTCAAAATGCTGGTGACCGAAGGAACTTTTGTTTTCCCTAAGTCATAAACCCGTGTTTCACCGTCAATTCTATTGAAGTTTTTATAGTTGTATTTATTAAAATTATTTTTCATAGCGTTTGGACCATATTGTTTTAAGGCGATCGTATTCTTTACGAGTGATAATTTCTCGGTGTGTTCGAGGCTCACGCAAGGCTTTATCACTTACATCTAATAGTTTCTTCAGTATTCTTTCTTTTAAGGGTTTTATCATTGTCATCTCATTTTTATTGAAGTTGTGGGAAAGTAACTTTTGTAATTCGAACTTGTTCTGCATTCCTTACAAATTCTATTTCCCGGTCCCCAACTGTCAAACATCTTCCCGCATGGAAGACATTTTCTTTGGGTGAATGTTTCTTTTGGTTTTTTTGAATAAAAATTATTTGGTTTTTCCTTTATTAAATTAACCATTCTCTCATTCCTTCCCCTAACACTTCGGTGGCTAGATTAATTTTGTTTCGTAAACTTTTAACTATTTTTTCGTCTACTGTTTTTTCTGCCATTAAATCTATGTATGTTACTTTTTCTTCTTGACCTATTCGATGGGCGCGGTCCTCGGATTGCAGTCGTATCTCCAAATCGTAACTGTTGCTGTAATAAATAACCGTGTGGCTAGCCGTTAAAGTTAAACCGTAACCTCCGGTTTGCGGATTGGCAACAAAGAAACGAAGCGGAGAATTCATGTCTTGAAATTTATCTACAATTTCCTGGCGATTTTCTGATTTCGTATCACCGTAAAAAGTTGTTACGCTTTCTTCTCCGTATTTTTTCCTCAACTGTCTTTCAATTTCCTGAATATCATAACGGTAAACAGCCCAGATAATTATTTTTTTATCATTTGTTTCTTCCAGAAGGGAAAGGAGCTCCTCTATCCTATTGTTTTTAATGGATCGAGTCTGATGATCATCGGTCTTTACATGTCCGCATGTTATCTGGTGTAGTCGTATTAATTGTGCGAGAGCGTTAACCGCTGACATAGTCTGTCCCTTATCCAACAAAGACACTCCGTATTTTTTCATTTCCACATAAGCTTTTTGTTGCTCGGCTGTAAGCTGAACGTTTCTTTTTAAATAAATTTTTTCCGGAAGGTCGAGACAGTCGGACTTCAGGACGCGGGTAGAAAACTTTTCCAATATTTGATTTAATTCTTCGAGCCTGATG